CAGCGATTAGCTGAGACTCAGCTATCGAACAGCGAAACTAATGCCGATACTAATGAGCTACAAGCCCGTCAGCGGGAAGAGATCAGCGATAGAACACAAGAAACCCTAAAGATTGGCTTGAGGGCGAGACGCAGACGATCTTCACCAAGATCATTGTTAGCACAGAACGCAGGGACGAAAGGTATTTTAGGGGCAATGGGAACACTGGGATAAGATCATGACAGCGTTAGTTTTACTGAAGCAGTTCGAGAAAGCCAAGCGATTGAAGAATCAGTCTTGGTATAACCATATGCGCGAATGCTACGAATACGCTGCGCCCAATCAAGAAACCTTTTTCGACCATACGCCGGGTGAGAAGAAGAACACAACAATCTATGATGATACTGCTGTGCGAGGGGTGGAGACATTCGCCTCCAGACTACAGTCTTATATGGTGCCACCGTGGCAGAAATGGGCCACTATCTCACTAGGGCCAAGAGTGCCAGAGGAAGAGGGCGAGAAATACGTCCAGTTCGACGGTAAAGAGATGACAGTGAACGAGGCTTTAGAACTCACCACTGACATTATTTTTGATTACATCCACCGGTCTAACTTTGATGCGATGGTTTACCCGGCTCTTGTTGATTTGGCTATATCTACAGGTAATATAACTTGCGAGTTTGACGCTTTAACGGATGATCTAGTCTTTAACACTTTACCCTTGCCGCAGGTTTATTTGGAGTCTGGTCCTCGTGGGGGTATCGATAACCATTGGCGAGAATGGGAGGTTCAGCTTAACCATATCGAACGATTATGGCCTGATGCTAAGATTAGTGATGAATTACAGGCTCAGATCGCCCGCAAAGCTGACAAGAAGTCATGGTTTGTCGAAGGGTGTTTGTTTGATGGCAAAGAATATCACTATATCGTTATCGATAAGACGCGCAAACATTTCTTAGTTGATTACAAAACAGAGTCTAGCCCTTTCATAAGCTTTAGGTCGTCCGTTACTGCGGGTGAGACTTATGGGCGTGGCCGTGTGATGTCGATCCTTCCATCAATTAAAACACTGAATCTTGTCGCTGAGTACGAGATGAGAGGCGGCGCTATTGCCGCAAGTGGTGTATGGACGGGCGTAACTGACGGACAGTTCAACCCTTATACGATTGAGATAGCGCCGGGTATCATTATCCCTGTCCAGTCTAATGACCAGCGAAACCCTTCAATTGCTGCCTTACCGATGAATTTTGACTTTAACTTCACGCAGATGCAGAAGTCAGAACTCCAAAATGGTGTAAATACAGCATTATTTGCCAATCCTATCGGCTCAATGGACGACCCAACGAAGACCGCAACAGAAATGACGATGCGCAAACAGATGGATTTGCAGCAATCAGGCGGCTTCTTCTCTCGGTTATTCACAGAATTTATCCAAAAGGTCATGGTTCGGACTGTCTATCTATTAGCCAAAGAGGGCAAGATTCCGAAGATCGAGCTAGATGGCCGCACTTACGCAGTGAAACACACTAGCCCGCTAGCCTTAGCGATGGATTTGGAAGACGTTCAGTCATTGGATGAGTTAATACAGCGGTTAATGTCCTATGACCCACAAGGCACCATGTTAGCGGCTGGCGTGAAGGTGGAAGATGTTCCATCATTCTTGGCTAAGAAGCTAGGCGTAGACCCTGCTTTAGTGCGAACCAAAGCAGAGATTGAAGAAAAGGCGCAACAGGCTCAACAGATGCAAGCCCAAGCGCAGGAACAGGAGCAACCACCAGGAGAGCAAGTGATATGAAGACACAAGCGGAGGCGCAATCTGAGGTTAAATCTGAGGCTATGCGTTATCACAATGTATTTGTTAAGAATAAAGACGGTGCCAAACTGTTTGAGGAGTGGATTAGCAAATATTGTTTTGGCAACTTCACTGCAATTGATGCGACAGCTATTGAATTAGCGAGAGCGGAAGGCAAACGAGAAATGGTCGCAATGATTGTGGCTAAAATCCAACAAGCGGAGAGTATGTAATATGTTTAATAAACGATTGGCCCCTTTGTATATGGTGACTGACGATGATGGCGGTGGCGGCGGCGTTGTTGCTGATGTTGTGGCACCTGTTGTTGACGATTCTATAGCGCCTGTTATCGAGCCTCAGATTACTGAGTCTTCTTGGAAGTGGAACGATGACTTTCCCGGCACTGGTGACGCACCCGAATGGCTCAACCAAGCCAAATACGGCGATGTTGCTGCACAAGCTAAGGCATACACCGAGTTGGAATCAAGATTCGGCGGTTTTACGGGCGCTCCTGATGCTTACGAGGCCAAATTACCGGCTGACTTGGTGCTTCCAGAAGGTATGGAGTTTGAGTTTGACGATCAAGACCCGATCTTTAAGGCGATTGCGCCTATAGCGGCTGAGCTTCAGATGTCTCAAGGCGGTCTTGATAAGTTGCTTGGCGCTTACTTTCAGGCCACTGCTGGTGAGATGGAGCGAGAAGAATTAGAGATGCGGCAACAGGCTGAGAAGGAAGTTAATAGCATTCCTCAAGGCCAGCAGCGAATAAACCAACTCACAGCATGGGCAAAAGCAAATTTAAGCGAAGAACACTTCGCAGCCTTTAGCACAAATAGAGTCACCACTGGGGCAGAATTGGAGCTTTTTGAGACGCTTATCAACAAGAGCCGGGATAAGCCTTTACCTATGCCGACTAACCAGCAAGCCACTGCTTATACGAAGGAAGAGATTCAGGCAATGTACAGGGAGACTGATGAAAACGGTAAAAATCGATATCTCACTGACCCATCATTCCGTAAAACAGTGGAAAGATATAGCGCATATGGTCAGTAGTTGACAATTATTGTCACTTGCGTATAAAATAGCAGCACACCAACCGATACCCTTGCAAAAGGCCGGACTGGAGATTTAAAAGCACATTTGAATCGGCCCGTTTGGATACCCGAAGCGAATAGCTAAAACCTATTTTCTTTAACCTTTTGTGAGGGCATTCTCATGTCTAAGAATTTATCCGCAGTAGCACAACAAGAGTTTGATAATCTTGTCCATCAAGTATTTCAGGGCAAGAACAAGCTCGACGGTTGTGTAAAACTCCGAACCGGCGTGACAGCCGATCAATACAAGTTCCGTACAATGGGCAAAGGCATGGCTAATCAGAAAGCTAGCCAAGCTGATGTTACCCCAATGGACGTAGCTCACACCTTAGTGGCAGCGACTCTGGAAAACTGGAACGCTCCTGAATACACTGATATTTTTGACCAAGCCGAAGTAAATTTTGACGAGAAGTCAGAACTTGCTGGCGCTATCTCTAAGGCGTTAGGCCGTCGTAAAGATCAGTTAATCATCGATGCTTTGGATGCTTCCACACCGACAACGACAGTGCCTACCTCAACAGGTGGTGCAGGTACGGCCATGAACATCGCTAAGGTTCTAGCTGCTAAAGAAGAAATGGACGACAACGAGGTTGATGACGAAGGTCGTGTCATGTTATTGACCGCTCGATCATGTGCCTCATTGTTAGCGACTACTGAAATCGGCTCTGCTGATTACAATACGGTTCGCGCATTAGCTCAAGGGAAAGTCGATACCTTTGCAGGGTTCAAGTTTGTCTTTATCGGCTCTCGTGCTGAAGGCGGTATTACTTCGGCAACCAATATCTATGATGGTTATGCTTTCCACATGGACGCGGTAGGTCTTGCAGTTGGCTTGGATATGAAAACAGAAATCAACTATGTGCCTGAAAAGACATCATGGCTGACTAACGGGATCATGAAAGCCGGTGCGGTTGCTATCGATGAGACTGGTATTATTAAAGTTCAGGCGACTGAATCATAAGATTTAGTGCGGTAGCAATACCGCATTGACTTCAGTTTCCCCTTAATTCTTTTTTGGAGCATAAATATCATGGCTTTTACTATAGGAAGTCTTTACCAAGTTGGCAGCGGTGGCGGTTCACCTCGTTTGTGGATGTACTCTTCTGCTGATGCTATTGCGGCAGTCAACACCTCTGGCTATTTTAATGGTGCCAGTGACCTGCTTAATGTGCGAGATGTCATTATCTCAATCGATACCAACACACCGACAACTAACTTTATTAGTGTGTTATCAAACGCTGCGGGCGTTGTTGACGTATCAGATGGCACAGCTATCGCTGAAACAGATAGTGATTAACGGTTAAACCTATTCGCTTGCTCTCCGCTGGTGATAGAGATACCCGGTAGCCACCACTCTGCCGGGTATCTCGCTTTCAATAAATAAAGGGCGTTAGTATGTCAAGCAAGTTTGATATTGTTAGTCAGGCGCTTTTGTTAATTGGCGAATCCCCGATAAGCTCCTTCAGTGAGGGCGTGGCGGGTGTTGTTGCCACTAATCTGTACGATACGACCAGAGATTCATTCTTGACTGCGACCCGGTGGCGTTTTGCCGTGGGTAAGGCGCAATTATCTCTGCTTACCGCTACACCTCAAAACGAATGGCGCTTCGCTCACCAGTTGCCCAGTAATTTGCTGATGCCTATTGGTGTCTATCCGCGTACTCGCTATGAGATATACGAAGATAAACTGTACTCAAATCAAAGAGTGGTCGAGTTAGACTACATCTTCAGACCTGACGAAGCGGCTTTCCCTGCTTACTTTGTCGAGGCGCTAGCTGCTCAATTGGCTGAGAAGTTCGCCATACCTGTTACGAATAATCAAACCATGCGCGAGTCAATGGCGGCTGTAGCTGCTGATGCTTATCGACGTGCGGCCTTTAGAGACTCACAGGGCAGACCATCACAAGCGATTAAACACGCGCCTTATATTCAAGTCAGGTATTAAACAATGCCTAAGAGTTACTCACTTCAATCCAGTTTCAATAACGGGTTTTTAGACCCGACTATGTACGCTCGAATGGATACTCAACAGTATTCACAGGGCGTAGCACAAGCTGATAATGTTAAATTTCTTCCTCAAGGCGGCGCAAGAAAGCGAGCAGGGTTTCAGTATATTGCAACCTTAACGGCTGAGACTCGAATTATTCCGCTTGTCATGAGCAATACGCAACGTTATATCTTGGCGTTTTCCAACAATCAGCTAAAGGTTTTCCGGGCTGATACTGATGCGCTAGTCGATACCGTGGTCACAACTTACACCAATGCCCAACTGTTTGAGCTTGATTTTGCCCAGTCTGGCGATGATATGCTCCTTGTCCATGAAGATCATATCCCTCGAATCGTCGCTCGCGGCGCTACTGACGCTGACTTCACCATTACAGACGTTGCTTTTGTCGAGATACCTGAAGTTGACTTCAATGATGGCGATTCGCCCCCGGCAACGAGCGAGATACAGCGGGTCACATTTGGCAGCTTCACCACCAGCGCAGGGTATAAGTTAAGCCTTGAGGGTATTGACACTGAAACCTTGTCTTATGCTAATACGGATGACCACGCAGAAGAGTTGCAAGCGATATTATTGGATTTAATCAATACACCTGACACTGGCATAGTTGTTACTCGCGTTTCCTCTAATTTATTCGAGATCACATTCTCAGATAGTGCAGCTAAGCCTTGGCGTTTAATTTCAGGGCGTAGAATTGATGGTGGTTCGGGTACGGTTGGAGCATCACGAACGCAAACCGGTGTTGCACGAGTTGAACCGGCTTGGTCTGCTGGCCGCGGCTATCCTAAAACCTGCACATTCCATGAGAGTCGTCTATGGTTTGGCGGCTCGCTCGCTTTACCCACAACCGTGTGGGGATCTTATGTCAATTCATTCTTTAACTTTGGCTTTGGTAGGTCACGGGACGATCAGGGTATTCAATACAGTTTACAAACTGACCAAAACAACAAGATCACAGCGATATACTCATCGAACACCTTGCAAATATTCACAGCCGGGGCTGAATTTGTTGTATTCCAAAACGAATTTGACCCTATTACCCCGAATAATGTTCGGATATTGAACCATACTCGATACGGATCAAAGCAGGTCAAGCCGACTGATATTGAAGGGACGGTCACTTTTGTCCAGCGGACAGGTAAAGCAATTCGTGAGATGTTTTCAGAACAGGGCCGAACATATACCGCACCCTCTATTTCTTACTTGGCCCCTAGTTTGATTGTAGACCCTATCGAATTAGACGCTATTCGCGGTACTAGCTCGGAAGATGCGAATTATATCCATGCCGTTAATAGCGATGGATCGATGGCTGTTTTTAATACGCTGAAGGACCAAAACGTAGCGGCTTGGTCGCTTTGGAACACGGAGGGCGACTTTACCAGTATTGCCGTTGCCTTTGATGGGCTTTATGTTGTGTGTAAGCGGGTGATTAACTCGGTCACTGTTTACTATCTTGAGAAGGCTAATGACAGTTTCTATATCGATTCTGCTATTGAGGTCACTGGGGTGGGTAGTGCGACCGTTACAGGGCTTGGACATCTTGAGGGTGAGACTGTTAGAGTTAAAGCTGATGGGG